GAAACTTCTTTAACTGCAAACCAAGCACCTGTAACAGGTGATGACTCAACAGCTAGAAGATTAGCTGGTATAGAGTCTTGGATTAAAACAAACTCAGATAAAGGTGGTGGAAGCGGTGCTGATCCTGGAACTTCTGGTACAAATGCTAGAACTGATGGAACACAAAGAGCTTTCACAGAATCTCAACTGAAATCAGTAATTAAAAAATGCTGGGATCAGGGTGGAGATCCATCTATGATTATGCTTGGTTCTTTCAACAAGCAAGTGCTATCTGGTTTTACAGGTGGATCTACAAGATTTGATCCTGCTGAAAACAAAAGATTAGTTGCTGCTGTTGATGTTTATGAGTCTGACTTTGGTGCGATGACAGTTGTACCTAACAGATTTAGCAGAAGCAGATCAGCTTATGTGTTACAACCTGATATGTGGGGTGTTGCCTTTTTAAGAGATTTCCAATTAATGGATCTTGCAAAAACTGGTGATGCAACTAAACAGGCATTGTTAGCAGAATACACACTTGTTTCTAAAAACGAAAAAGCAAGTGGTGGTATTTTTGATTTAACAACATCATAATCTTAAACTTTATAGTAAGGGGATTACTCCCCTTACTATTTTTAAATCAATCAATTTTGTTTGGTCTTTGAAGTCTTTCAAGGCGGAACGAAGCAAATAAATAGGAAAATAAAAATGAGAACACTAAACGATTATTTTATTAATGCTACTTTAGATGACGCATCTACAGCAGGTTCAACTTTTGTAACTGTGCCTGATAAAGGAAGAATTATAAAAATTTTAATGGTTCAAGATGCAGCAGTAGCAACTGCGGATGCAGCGATTAGTTTTAATACTACTGAATCGCCATCAACTGTTGTAACTGGATCTGGTATTACAATTCCTTATGCAGGTGATACTGCTGGTGATGTAAGAACTTCTGAACCTACAGCTCTTAATGCAGTAAATGAGGGTGATTACATTAAAATCACTACTGATGGAGCATCGTCTGGTACTTGTAAGTGTAATTTCACTTTCGTTATCAGAAGATAAACAAAATTTGGCGGATCTTGCCTAGCGGTACTTCCGCCAAATGCACAACAAAAACTTTTTAAAGGAGAAATTTATTATGCCTACAGTAGGTAAAAGAAAATTTACATATACAAAAGCTGGTATGAAAAAAGCAAAAGCTTTTGCAAAAAAAAGTGGAAAAAAAGTAAAATATAAAAAATAGAGGATAAAAATAATGGCTTATAATTATGGATTATTTCCAATTAAGACACAAAAAGTAACATCTAGTGGTTCTAGTGCTGCAACAAGTGATGGTATGTTAGCTCATACTCAATTTGTAAGAATAGTAGCAACAGCTAATTGTCATGTAGCTTTTGGTGCATCACCAACTGCAACAACAAGCGATATGTATTTACCAGCAGACGAAATAGAAATCATTAAGATTAGACCTGGCGAAAAAGTAGCTGTACTACATGGTTCATCAGTTAATCTTTTTGTTACTGAATTGAGTGGCTAAGAAAAAAAAGAACAATCTTTATGCTAAGGTTGAACATATTAGCAGGGCAAAGTTTAAAAAAACTTCAATTTCTAAACGCAGACCTAAAATGAGTTCAATGAACAAAAGCAAAAGAAGAAGCTTTAAGAAATATAATAGAAGTGGTAAATAATGGCAAAAATTAGTACAGAAAATAATGGTTTAATTTCTGAAACTTTTTATGGAACAGAAAAAGGTGTTGTTCAAGAAAGAAAAATTAACCATAAACCAATATTAGACCATAATAAAAAATTATATAATCAAAACGATGGCTATAGTCCTGATAAAGGTCTAAAAAGAATAGCATCTATACCTACTATTGTTTTAGAAATTTGGTGTAAAGAATATCACAAAGATCAAAACAAAGGTAATTGGTTTGCTTTACCAAAAGATGTTCAAACAAAAATTTTAAAAGAAAAATTAAATAGTTCTGATTATAAATATTTCAGAACTGCACCAGGTAAATTTTAATGGCATTATCAACATATTCAGAATTAAAAACAGCAATAGCTAATTGGTTAAATAGATCAGATTTAACATCTGAGATTTCAGGTGATTTTATTGTATTAGCTGAAAAAGATTTTAATTCAAAATTAAGAATTAGAACTATGGTAAGTGCAGCAGATGTAACTATTAATGCTGAAACTGCTAGTTTGCCTACAGATTTTTTACAAGTAAGAGATTTTTATATTTTAAGTGGCAGTACGAAATATCCTTTAAGATACATGACTCCAAGTCAAATGGATCAAGTAAAAGGTACTTCACAAACAGGTACACCATCTAGCTATACTATTTTAGGTGATAATTTTAGATTTATGCCTAAACCAGATGCTACATATACCGGTAAAATAAATTATTATAAAAAATTTGCCGCATTAAGTGATAGCAACACTACAAATTGGATATTAACAAATCATCCAGCTATTTATTTATATGGTGCATTATTTCATGCTGCAAACTTTTTAGGTGGTGTAAATCCACAACAAGTTCAATCTTGGACTCAAATGTATGCTACAGCTTTAGAAAGATTAGAATTAAACGATAGAGAAGATCAATTTAGTGGATCTCCTTTACAAATTAGAAGTGAAGATACTATAGCTGCACCATTTAAACAAAATTATACAAACACAACTAATTCGGCTTAATTATGCAATTACCTTTTGGAGAATGGCTACCAGATCAACCTGAACACTTAAATCCAGGTGCAACTGTAGCTACTAATGTTTATCATGCAGCAAGTTCTTATAAACCTGTAAAAAGTTTAGTAGGATATAGCTCAAACAATATTGGAAAGCATAGTAAGGGTGCTGCAAGTTTTAGAGATAATACAAATACAGTTTATACATTTGTTGCTACTAAAACTGACATTTATCAATTAGATGGTGGAACTTTTACATCAAGAAAAAGTGGTCTAACAGGTACTGATACAGATTTTTTTACATTTACTCAATTTGGTAATTATGTAATTGCAAGTAATGGTGTTGATGCACCGCAATATTATTTGATGGGTACTTCAACTAATTTTGCAAATTTAAGTACAATAGCTACAAATGGTACACCACCAGTATTTAGAACAAGTGGTGTCATAAGAGATTTTTTAGTTACAGGAAACATAACTAACAATACTAATAGAGTTCAATGGTCTGGTTTAAATGATATAGCTACTTGGGAAGCAGGTATTAGTTCATCTGACTTGCAAGACCTACCTGGAAGCGGTGGACAGATTGTGGCGGTTACATCTGGTGAAGTTGGGTATATTTTTAGACAAAATCAAATTGTCAGAATGGACTTTGTAGGTGGTAATACTGTATTTAGATTTTCAGTAATATCACCTAATAGGGGTGCTGTTTATGGACAAACTGTTTGCCAAGACAATAGACAAATATTTTTCTATGCAGACGATGGATTTTTTCAGATCAATGGCGACCAAGTAATACCCATTGGTTCTGAAAAAGTTAATAGATTTTTTGAAAATGATTTAAACAAAGCATTTCCTGACAGAATAAGTGCTGCTGTAGATCCTTTTAATACTTTAGCTATTTGGTTATATCCAAGTAAAAATGATACTACTAACACTACAGGAATTTGCGATAGATTATTAATTTATAATTATGTAACTCAAAAATGGTCAATAGCCAATGTAACTGCATCACAAATATTTTCGCAGTTTGTTGTAGCTAATACAGTTGAGTTAATGGATTTAATATCTGAAAATTTAGATGATATTAATATATCTTTAGATACACCTTATTGGACAAGTGGACATTTATATTTAGGTGCTGTTAATGGTGATTACAAAGCAGCAATTTTTTCAGGTGTAAATTTAGAAGCTGAATTAGAAACAAAAGAAACAGAAATATTTCCAGGTGCAAGAGCAAACATTACTGGTGTTAGACCATTAGTTGATGCTACTGCAAATGTAATTGTTAAAACTAGAGATAGATTAGCTGATGCTGTTTCATCTAGTACATCTTCTAGTATGAACTCAACAGGATTAAGTCCAGTTAGAAAATCAGGCAGATACATGAGAGCTAATGTAAAAATTCCATCAGGTAATTTGTGGACTCATGCACAGGGTATTGATTTAGAAGCAAGTCCAGGTGGTTTAAGATGAGTGATAAAATTGATATTGATAATGTTAGATATTCATTTGAAGCACAAGAATTATTTCAAAGACAAATTGAAGAAGCGGTCAATACATTAATTAACAAAAATAATACTGAAAGCGATAAAGCTTTTAGCTGGTTTATGAATTAGGAGAATAAATGGCAGGAATAAAAGATTATTCAACAACCAATTTAAGTAATACATCATTAAATGGCATAAGTGTTGCTGAGGGAATGTTACCTAGTAACCTAAACAATGCAATTAGAGCATTAATGGTTAATACTAGAGAATGGTATAACGATAGCCAATGGGTTATTTATGGTGATGGCGATGGTAGTTTTACAGCAGCTTATGCTAGTGCAACATCTTTTACTATAGCAGGTGTAGATGTAACTTCCTTTTATCATGCAGGAAGAAGAATTAAAGCAGTAGGTTCATCTACCGGTACAATAGTTGGTACAATTTCAAGTTCATCTTTTTCATCAAACACTACAGTTAATGTAACTTGGGATAGTGGATCATTGTCTAGTGAAACTTTAACAATTTATGTTGGAGCTTTATCTAAAACTAATGACTCTATACCTGAAGATGTAATTGATGCTGCACA